TAATCATCATACGGTAATCAAAAATCAAAAATCACATAATCATCCCCTTTAGCAACATGATCGAACCAATCATATTGCACAACATAAGGGAAAAACTCAGGCATGTCTTGATCACTCAAGAACAGCCAAGTGTCAGTTTTAACGTCCAGAAAACGAGGCTTCACCTCATCATCATACAAACGCAAACGACATTTCAAACCCGGCAAAACCCAAACTTTACAATTGCCCCAGACCTTCCAAATAACAGCACCTCCGGCGCTAGGAGTCAACATCAACCAATTATAACGCTTTTCCACTTTAGCCGTTTCAACCTCTGAAACAGCGGTAGAACCCGTATCACATTGAACTACTTCTTTCAAAACATTTTCACTTACAACTTCCAGATTCCCTACAGCGCTCACAGCAGCTTCCGTGGAATCGTTCAGTTTAAAGTATTGTACAAATGACAAACTCCAGAAACGGAGTAATAAACATGCAAACTAATTTTCACACCCTTAGTCACCGAAAACAAAATTTTCATACTCGGTAACAAAGCGGAAATAGGTCTTATTTGCATGCTCAAAGTATCCTCCGGCACCAAATCCACTGTCATCTGTTCACCATAATTCCTGTCATTGGAACAATGGCTAAATCCATTCGGCTTCATGCTAGCCGCAGCAGCATCCATAGAGGATGCGCTGTCAGCCACCCCAAAACAAACTGTTTGACCTCTTCCAGTCGTCCTAATCTTAACGGCCAACTTCACAAGATCCACACGGCCCCATCCTACAATGTAATTCTGCAACAACGTTGACAACTCATGAGAACGTTCATAATCATTCGTCGTATCCAAAGTAAACTGATGTAAATGCGTGTAAACGTGACCCTTACTGATACTCGGTTCCTTCGGAGCTGAGGAAGTTTCCGATATGGTTGCTTGAAGAGTCGTCATTGTTGGTTTCACCTGCAGCCTGTGTAAGGCCCCAACTTGGGTCCGCAAAATCCACATTCATGGCCACCTCAAAAATAGGCAATGTGTCCGCAGCCAACTCATCAACTCCCACTTTCGCTTTCTCCCAAGGAAGCTTGATGGTAACACCATATTTTCGCAAATTGAACATGATCCTGTTCACAGCGCTCTGATGCTCCACTTCTTCAGCGGTCATGTATTGAAGCAAAGCTTCACCCAAAGAATAATTTCGAGCAAACATTTCAAAATAACCCAAAGCAATTTCATTTCCTTTGCCCCGAGCCAAATGGCCTCTCAGACGTCTATACAAAATAATTGGGTTCTTGTAACAAACGCCTCGCACAACCGAAAACGAAACGAAACTACCACGCTCACTCACTTCTCGTTTTTCCTCAATTCGCAACAAATTTCTGTAAGTCAACCAAGCATGAGACTCGACCAAACCACTTCTTCTTATCAAATCATCACCACCCAGGGCCATAGGCCAACCAGGTCGCATGTCAAACTGCAAAGCTTCCTTTGCTCCGGTGCGCAAAGTATTGCACAAATAAGTGAACAACTCTCCGGTCAATGTCATAAGCTTCAAGTAAAAAGATTTGGTTTTAAAATTGCACTTCGAATCCACGTAATACTCAATCAAATCCTGAGGAATGCCGAAATGTTCCATCAACCGAACCATCAATTGCACAGCATGCCCAGTAACTGAAGCATCCATGCCGCTAACGTCAGACATTTCATAAGGGCCCTCGACCAACATCGTTTGAAAACGAGCTTGCATCTCTTCAATAGAGGCCTTCGCATGAATATACACATAATCAGGCAAATGCTCTAAAACCTTGTCCAACAAATAAACACCCACGGCCCCCAACTTGAACAGGTACCTATCAGGCGCAACGAACAAAGGCTGCAAAGGTTTCGCTTTGCCACTGGTCTCCTCTTTTAATTTCCATTGAGTTTTAGCAGTCAAAATAGCCTCAAATCTAGGATCAGCTCTTGGCAAACTCATTTTCTTCATCGCCTCGCTCCGTTCACCACGACGTTCCTGAAAAGTTTGAATCGCTCGAGCATACTCATCAACATCAAAAGGAACCGAAACATTCCAACCAACGTAACGACACCAAGCTTCCCACATGTCATTGCCTATTGGTTTTTCATCTTCAAAATTCCGATAATTCTCCTCGCTAGAAGGCAACTTCACTATTCTTTGACGAACTCCCTCAAGAAAACTAACGACGTCTTGACTTTTTTGCAACAAACCATAATTCACAGCCACTGGATCGGCATAACCAACACGCTCAGTAATTGGAAGACGTTTGGTAACTTCAGCCCACAACTTGCGTTGGTTCTTCTTGCTCAGCCCCATGTGACCAAACATACTTTCTATTTGCTGATTCTCAAGTTTATTTGCATCAACCCGCCGAATGGGCAAGTCAGGTAACTGCTCACTAAAACCTAATTCATTGCTCAATTCGCGAGTGTACCGCTCATTCACGTCCGAGTCATGCTGTTCTTTCAAAGCCTGCAAATCCACAGGAGGCAAACTGGTCCTAACCTTAGTCTGAGTTAAAACTGGCTCAACAACTGGAACATCTCGAATTTCAGGCTCAACAGTCTCATCAATGAACACTTTAAAATCAGGCTGATCAACATAAACAGGATCATCATAAGCCAAACGAGCTCCGCCTCTACGAACTTGAACGTCGGGATCGACGTAATGATCAAGTTGATCAACTGGCCAAAACCTTGAAACGAAAGTCCAATTAGTGAGTTTAGAAGGAGGGCCGGAAAGAACCATTTTCATGTGACCAGGCAATTTCCCTTCAAGCTCGAACATGTCCACAGTGTGATCAGGATGAATAGGCACAACTTTGCCAGGCACGTAGCGTTCACGATAATATTTCAATTTCTTGAAAATGGGATGCTCAACCTCGTACCGTTGATCCATTCCGTTCTCTGCATACTTCACCCAGATAATGAGATCCTTTGCTCTGGTCATCGCAGTGTAAATCAACTTGTGCATGCCTCCTCGCAAAACAGCCGAGTCAACTTCCAAAATAGCCAATGGGGCTGTTAACCCCTGACTGCCCGCATATGTGTTAAATTCACCTTCTCTCATCTGACCGGCCCAAACAGAAGCAAAATGCGCAGCGTAAAATTCTTTCCGCTCTCTCCACAAAGCCTCAAGTTCCGACGGCGTTTTCTTCGGGAAAAACTCCATTAAGCTCTGCCAACTAACCAAAGCTTTTCTGGTGAAATGAAAACCACCGCGATGCTTATTATAACTAGGCATCCGCCAAAAATTTGCAATATTGGGCCCAAACCGCCAAGTGCCTATGAAATACTGTTGACAATACTGAAAGTAAAACTTAGCTTCCCCGGGAATATCAGCATCATTCAACAAGCAATCCGGATTGACTTCATGCCTTTCGCTCTGATAAGGATCACAAAACATGACATGATACTTAGTTTGTGGAAACAACAAAGCCTTCAACGCCAAATACCCTTTCGGGAATTTATCTTCGTCCTGCATCATAACGTGCGCCCAGCACCCTTTCGCCAATGTAGTTTCGTAAGTACTCACCATGCCACCAGGCATTCCCTTCCCTCCAGGTCGAACCGGGGTAGGGGCGTCCAACTTATCACGCCAATCTTGCTCCAAAACCGTAGTCGGAACTGAAACGTTAAACATAGGATATTCTTGATACACTTTCTTCTTCAAAATCTTCTGAGCAAAACTAGACTTCCTACACCCAGGATGCCCGGCCACCACCGCCAGATATCTAGGTTCAGAACTCAACTGTTTGTTGGTGCTGATCAAATCCCACTGCTTCAAAGCATCTTGATTCAACTCCGACTCAGGCAGACGACCCGTGGTTCCCTTCAGCATAGCCCTCACGAACTGATTAGCTCGATAATTTTCAGGGCGCCATTCGGCCCAATTGATTAAAGGACTATCGGACACCTCACTGACCAATTTACAAGCCAACGCATTCATAGGCCTGGGAGGCTGCACACTTCTTATCAACATGACCCTAGGTCTTTCTCTCAAGCTAAAGTGATGCCGGTCCAGCGTCAACTCAGCTATTACTTTCGTATTCTTAACACCGTACACGCCCAACAAATTTCCATCACCATCAAACAACTTAAACTGCATCAGAAAATGATACCCCCACAAATGCAACAAACTATCAGGCAAATCTGGTCGATCTCGCTCAGAAGCCGGCCAAGTTTTAGACGCTATCAATAACAAATTCTCGGTTGGTCTTCTCAAAGCTTCCCCAACAGCTACGAGCAAACAATCTTGCTCCGGATACTCCAATTTAGGATACTCCACAACGTCGGCAAAAGGAATCAACTTGACTCGACGGTCAGTTGTAAGGGGATAATACGTGTTCCACATGCTTGCTCCCACGGTTCGTCGATTAATGCCTAGGCCTTGCGGTCTTTTCAAGGACAATTTGGTCCACTGAAGAGCTCGCTTGTCCCAATGCTCATCTGGGCCTGACTCTCCTGGAACAAACATCTGCGGATTCAAATCAACTGAAATCTCAACCTCCTCAGCTTTCACCTCCTCAATCACCTCAGGCCTAACTTCTTCCACCGCTTCCAAGAATTTGGACTCTTCATGCGCATACATTGAACTGGCACAACTACTAGTTTCCAGATTCGGAGTTTGATCACCCAATTTTACGTAACCCCCTTTCGAACTAAGCCTATAATCTTTCAACAAAGGATGCCGTTGAAACTCCCACTTCTTTGCCTGGAAGGCTTGATAACGAGCTGTAAAACCCGAAGATCCAACTGGGCCAAAAGGCTCATTCACCTTCGCACTCGCCACCGTCGAATCAACCGAACTCGCTTGCTCCTTGGCGATCAACCGCTGAAAAGGCAACACTCCAGCCTCTGAAGGTGGTGTCTCCACCAAATTTGTTAATGGAATGCAGCGCCCATCATTAGGCATAGCCGTCGGTACTGGCTCGAAATTTGGTTTCGCATTCATAGTAGGCACCGAAATGGGTACCTCCTCTTGACGTTGAACACTTTTATCCGTAATATCGTCCGGCAACGCAGGCGCTCTTTTGTCCAACCAACGACGACCCAATTCTTGATAATGCTTTCTCTTCACTTTCCACTCATCGGTCCCGTCGTACTCGCCTAAAATCTTCTGTCCCTCATGCACAAATTCACAATGATCCAAATAGTCACTAGGAGATAAGGTGGGGCGCATCGCTGTCATGACATGATAAGGTGCACATTCATCACAATGATGAACCAAAATCTTCTCCAACTCCACCTCCAGCTCCTCTTCCGTCATGTCAGTGTGATAACTGGGCGGTTTAGTAACATTTGAGTAATAGGACAATGCTGAATTCGGTCTCGAAGGAGGACCCTCATACTTCGGCAAGGTACTAACACTTTCAACCTCATCACCATCAACTTCAGAAGATCGCTTCTTCCCTTTGCCTCCAACCTTCTTAACCACTTGGAAAATTTTGTTGTCAACTGCTTCATACTCACCCCCTTCCGAAATCGGCTCAATCGCAGCAGGTTCTTCCTCAACAAGCAAACTGCGATTGGCAAGATTCCTATCTTGTTGGAAGCGTTCAAGTGCGTTCTGAGCAGCAGCGGGACTTGGAAAGTTAGCTCTGAAATCGGCCACTTGTCGCCGATGTATTTCGCTTAAACCCACAGCTTCAACGGCCATCCAAGAAGCGCCAAGCCAATGAAACTGCCCGGAATCCGCAACTTTAGGGGTACACTTAGTCCACAACCAATGCCACATTGTTGTCCCGTCCATCCACGCCCACTTTTGATCCGCAGGCAAACTCCAACTAGTCATGTAAAACCCATCTGTATTGGGTCGCAAAATCACTTTAACGTCCACCAACGGTACCAAAGACTCCAACCGAGGATTTCGAATCAATCGAGCGTTTCGCCGAGCATACCTAGCCGAAAACAACTGTTCCCAAACCCTGACCACATTGCCCAGCGTGTAATGCCAAATCTCAGAACCCAAACCTGTAAAATAAATGGGCTCACCTTTGTGAACCAAGGAAATCTGACAAACAACCTCCATTATGCTCACCAACCACTTTTGATGATCAACAGGAAAGTACATTCCACGGTCTACCCAAAGCTGCCTCAATTTGCCCGAAAAATCTTTCTCTTTAGCCCCGATTAAAACTTGTCCATACTGATAAAGAGCCACGTAATCCTTAATCGTGACGCGAATGTGTGGTTGATTTTTATACAGCCGAGGAAGATCCATAACTCCTTGCATTGAAAAAACCAAGCATTTAGGAGTCTGCAACTCATACCTGGTGAACACCTGAATGTGCGTGTTGCCTTTACTAGCCACTACCCCTCCCGTTAGTCGAACTTTTCCACACGAAGAAGTAATGCTTTTCGCCAATAACAAGCCAACATTGAACGGTTGATCGTAATGTCCACCCGTGTCCCCTTCTGGAATGTAAGTGAGGGTCTTGCGATCCGGCGAAATCATCCATTCACACCAAAGAGGTTCCGGACTCGCTTCCAAACTCAAAGCCAACATTGGAAAAATGGACGATGCGTAGAAAAACTTAACCTCAGGATTCAAATTAGCTATAACGGCCAAAGCTGCTTCAGAAGCGAAATGTCCCGACTCGTGAAACATAACAGAAGGCGTTGTAATCTTAGGCAGGCCGAAAACCTCCTCGGGAACTCCATAATTGCCAGCAAAGCGAGTAAAGTCTTTCACTTCAATAATAGGATTCACCAACGTGCATTTATACTTTTCATTGTGCACCTGCTTAAACGTCGTCTCAAACATTTCAAAATGCTCAATTTTCATCGAAACTATCGTGACATCACTACGAATCATACGAGCAGCTTGCTCTATTTCCCAACGACGCAAAGTGGCGTGAACCGGATGGTCAACCTGACGACCCATCGTAGCAGTGTAGGGTAATCCCAACTCATTCATTTTAGCTCTCATATGTGGCGGTATGAAGTATGGACATCTTCTAAGCAAATCCTCCGCGGCCTCATTCAATTTCTGACCAGTCACCTTGTCCACATCTCGTCTAACCTCAACGGAACCGTGAGCCATAACAGCACTGTCAAAAGCCGACACGGCCGCCGGTGCTCCCACAATGGGGGGTTTAACCTTTTTGCCGCCCAAAGCATTGGGATTGACGTTTTCTTTGTCGAACTTAGCCAAGTGGTTATCCCAAAATCTTTGAAGCCATCCCTTCAAGTCATCAGCCCACATCACACCAGGCTCCTCCAAACGAGCAAGGGCGCGCCCCCCCATGTAGATAGTTTCAACAATATGTAAATCCCCGTCACTTTGTTTTTCGATTTTAATGCCCCAATTGCCCATCCGTGGCATTTTGCCCAAGACGTCAATCAAAAGAACAACAGAGACATCAGTTTTGTCAAAATCAATATATTGCGTGATACGCGGAATCTTTCGCCAACAAGAACCCTCTCCCTTAACCAAAACGGGGGCGGGTTCAACAGGCTCAGGTTCAACTGTCAACTCAACATCAGGAATCATCATGTTTTTGTAAGTGATAGGTTCAATGAAATGACTGGTTTCTTCAACAAAATCCAAGGCGGCTAACACCATCTCCTCTGGAAACTCTTCAGCTCCCACTCGGAAATTCACAAAAGAATTTTGCAACAAGCGCAATTGACGCTGTAAATTCCAATTCGGTTCATACTTCACATGGAAACCCCCATTAACCCTTTGAAGTTTCATCCTTGGCTTGTCTATCACCGACTCATATTCAAGGACATCCGGCAATTTCGGGTACCGCTGAAGCAGCTTAACCATGTAAGGTCGTACACTTCGGTGAAACAACTTCAAGTAACAATAACCTGGCTTTAAATGACGAACATGCTTTCCTCCACGCACACCCCTTTTCCTTCGTCCTACAGCGCTAACAGCAGCTTCCGGGGAAAGGAAAGTTGGGCTCTCAACCTTCTGATTCTCTTCACTAATCTCACTTTCTGAACAATCTACAGCGCTAACAGCAGCTACCGACGATTCAGTGCTCCACAACGGATCACGGCCCATCACAAAACGATGCTTGAAATGAAACACCGGCTTAACTACAGCGCTAAAAGCAGCTTCCGTTTCAGCCTGACGAGCCTCGACTGAAAGCTTATAAGCTTCCAGAACAGGTCCAAATTCTCCCCAACCTCCGATCAACGCCTTCTTCACGGCGTCAAAGGCGTGCTCTTCATCGAACAAAACCTGAGTCTCACTCAACTCCAATTTCCTCTTCCTAACCACCCGACACCCCTTCTTTCCAGCACAATCACAACGAATAGATTTGATATTTAAATGAGCCCGGCAGGCATTTCTACCAGGGTTCCAAGCATCGAACTCGTCATCATCAGAGTCCTCGATTCCATGCTGGCAAAACAATTCCCACTCAGCAGGGTTCAAGCATGAAAACTCGCACGTCGAAACAGTGCGGTCATAGCTTCGTCCCTGTCTGGTAAGGATGCTGTTATGCTTTCGCATTTCATCGGAAATCTTAATGAGTTCCGAGACGAGCCTGGCTGCAAAGAGCACAGACCGTCGCATCAAAACAACGAACTTTAGAAGAAAAAGAAAAAAATCTCAATTTAAAGAAACTGAG